GATTAGGTATGCTAGTTCGTTGTTTCTTCCAGCAAGGTCAACTGATTCCATAGTACCAGAAACGATCACAGCTTTTCTTGAAATTTGTGATTTGTTTCCAATTCTAGTAGTTGTAGTTTGTGCATCAAATGCAATTTCATCACCCTCTAAGTGATAGTTGTTTGCTGCTGGTGCAGCTAACGCATCTATTTCCCACTCATGGTTGACAGCAGTTGCTTTTGATTTTCCAATTGAACTCATAAATGGAGTATCAGTTGGACTTATGTTGTATATGATATCAGATAAATCTTCTCTTTGACCATTTACAGCATATTTTGTAACAGTATTAGTTATTGATGCCATTATTTTTATCCTATTTGTTTGAGTTGTTAATCATATCCAAGAAAACATTCTGAGCATCTTTAAGACTCCCAGTTTTTCTTAGACGACCAAACTTTTCTCTAGCAGCTTTTGATTTGACATCATTTTTGTCTTGTTTTATGCCTGACGAAAACACTCTGCTTGGCTTAGAAATCTTTTTAGCAAGATTTGGTTTTGCTTTTTGTAAATTTCCAAATTTCATAGCATCGTTTACCAACATCAAGATACGATGGTCATATACTTGAGCTATTTCTGAATCGTTAAATCCATATTTAGCTAAATGACTTCTCATATTGTTTTTTAAAGTTGATGCTTTACCAGGATCGGCAAAATCAGGAATATTATTAACTAATTTTGTTTTTTCCGTCTGTAAATATCCATCAAATTGTTGTTTCTGTTCAGATTGTGTTTTTTGAATAGATGAATTAAGCATTTCTTGCTTTCTTCTTAATCTATGTTCAATCTTAGCAGCTTGTGCTGGATCTTCTTCGTAAAGAGCTTCTAAATCAGCAGAGTTTATCTCTGTATTAAGCTCTTGTTGGGCATTAGACAATATTTGATTCATCTCATTAAGCTTTTGAGAATAGTCTTGTCTTTGCTTTTCAGATTGAGAATGAAAGTTCTTTCTATCGTTAGAAAGTTCCTCAGTCTTTCGTCTGTAATCTGCATCTTTTTGATATCCATTTCTCAACTCATCAAGGGTAACTTCTAATTCTTGACCAGCAACTTTTACCTTGTAGGTGGAATTTTCCTGTTTCTCTTGAGTATCAATCTGTTCTTCGTTTTGAGATACATCTTGCTCTGAAACTTCTTCTTCTTCTGATTCAGTTTCTTCGCTTATTTCCTGTTCCTGAGGTTGATCGGTTTCCAATTCCTCATTTTGTGGTTCAGGAGAATTCTGTTGTTGTGTTTCTCCAGTTTCTTTTTCTTCTGGAGTGTTTAATAAACCATTTACTGCTTTTTGAGCTTTCTGTAAATCAGTTTCAGCTCCCTGTAGTGGGTTAGCAAAATTTTCTGACATATTTTTCCTTTTAAGTTAAGTTCCTCTTGTGAGGTTGACTTATCCTAACCTTAGTGGCTAGAATTTTTGGTTTTTGATATGGTTTCTAAAATCTTCCAATTGTTTGGTAGCTAGTTTGCCAGTATCTAAAATTTCTTGTAAGTGATGCTCAACTTTTCCAACTATATTATAAGCCAACCAAAGCTTCTCTCTAGTTTCAGTTTCGTTAGCACCAGTATTTAATAAACTTGTAGAATATAAATTTTTAAGCTTATCAAATGACTCTTGTAATAAAGGGTTGTTTAGTAAATCTTTAACCTTGTTGGATTGGTTTATTTCCTGTTGGAGTTTTGCTTGTTCCTGGTTGTCCATTTAATGACTCAATTTGTTTTTGTAGGTTTTGTTGTGATTGTTGTGCATCTCTAAAGTCTTTTGTGCTTTCGGCTACTAACATTTTATTAAGATCGGCTTCTGCTTTAATTTGAGCTGAATCTATTTGAGCATTATATTTAAGCTCAAGTTCTTTCATTTTAATTTCATTCTCTAATAACATTTTAGCATTACTAGCTTTAATTTCTCTTAGTTGTAATTCTAGACCAGCGAATTTTCGTTTTTCTTCACTTGCTATTCTTGCAAACTCTATTTTCTCAATTGGAGTTGGTGCTGGTGGTTGTTTAGGCTGCACCATTGATTTACCTTGATCTGGATTAACAAAATAATTCTCAACATTTTTAAGACCAGCATTTTCAATAATTTTTGCCAAACTATTATAAATATTTTTAAGACTAACCATTGGGTACTCTTGACCACCTTGTAATTGAAAGGCTTGAAGTTGTCTTTCTAGGATATTGTTTAACATACCAATTTGTTGATCTGAGCTTCCTGTACCTAATCCAACAGTAATAGATATGTTATATCTATTTCTCCATTCAGTAGGTTTGACTGGAATAAATTGATTGTTTAATTCAACTACTCTTTCTTTGTCTTGATACTTACAAGTAAGCTCAAAAATTCTTTTAAATAAATCTTTAATTCCTGTTTCAGCAAATACTCTAGCAATCAATTCCATTCTCATTTGAGATTGGCTCATTAAAGCATTAACACCAGTTGCAGTTTTATTTAAGCTATCTGCATCTAAGCCTTGATTGTATCTTGTAACACCAGTTCTAGATTCTCTAACTGTATCTAAGTATTCTAATAATGGGAAAGCTTGTTGTGAAATCGTTTGAGATTGCATCGGCATCATAACTTGGCTAGGTGGTTGTTTAGTTCTTACCACTCCACCAGGACGACTGGTTAAAAGGTCATCTAAGTTTACCATACCATCCATTATGGCTACTCTGTTATTATTTGTTAAATACATATTATCCAACAACTGACGCATAACAGTTGATTTAACTAATTGAACATCTTCTACTAATTCTGAAACTGATCTACCATAAAATCTGTGTGGCATGGGAATCGGAGTCAGGCTGCAAAATGGAATGAAATCGCAACTCATATTTTCTAAAATTACAAAACCAGTTCCAGCACATATTATTTTTCTAAGTTCTGCAACACCATCACCATCCATATCAACTCTGACATAGCACTCATAAACTTCAATCTCTTGCGTACTATCATCTGGACTATCATTAAAAGGATTTGCATCAATATTTTGATTCCTTATTAATGCTTCATCATCCATTAAGAATGAGTTAGTTGTAGGAAGATCATCTATAATATCTTGGTCATATCCCATCTCTATAAGATCGGATCTTGTTTTCATAACTCTGTGAGCTACAAAATTTGCTTCTTCAATAGTTTTAGCAGTCTTTTGAATTAAAAATTCTTCTGGTGGAATATTTTCTATTTTAACTTTACCAGTATTTTTAGTTCTTTTAATAATGCAATTGTGCAACATTGGTGTTGCTGCATCTTCAATAACTTGACCATTTAATGCTGCTTCTTGTTTTAATTGTTCTAATCTAGTTAAAGCATATTCATCAGGAAAAGATTCCTCTGATATAACTTCAATATCAGATTCAAGCATTAATAAATCGTATTCGTAATCACTTAAATTTTCGTATGTTTCTTGCTCAACCTTTTCTGCGTCATCCCAATAAACTTTTACAATTCCATTTTTTTCTAAAAGAGCATCTTTAAACCAGGTATATAAAATACTAAAACCATTATTATCTTTGTTAAAAATATAGTTAATATAATTTGTAACTTGATCGGCTAGTTCTACATCCTCTGCTTTAACAGGCTCACATCTAACCATTTGATCTGATGAAGTAAAAACTCTTAAAAGGTTTGGCAAGATGGTTTCAATTGTGTCTGAAACATCTGTACTAACAACTTGTGATCTACCATCTATCTCAGTACCTAAAGGCTCTCCCATATAATACTCAAGAGATTTTTTTCTAGCACCTGATAATGCACCACCCATAAATCCAATAGAGTTATTTATCTCTGATGAAATTATGCTTTTAAGTTCTATTTCGGTTGTTTTTTTTGCCATAACTTTTTAAACTATATAATTTGTATTAACTGGAACTTCTTTTTTCCAATTTGAAAGCTCTATTCCTTGCCCAACTACTCCAGTTCTAAATGAATCTGCTGCATGGCTTGAAAAGTTGTGTAAAGGTTTAGACTTAAAAACTTGTGCCTTATCATCCCATTTTTTTTGGTAGGCTTTTAAATACTCAATGCCAGTTGCACACTTGTCTTTGTCAAACCAGCAATTTATTAAATTTTTTCTGACAGCTTCTATGCCATCCTCAATACTAAGCTTAGGTGCTACTTCTCCAACTATGCCAAGATTAAGTAAAGCTTCTAATCTTGTTTTACCATAATTGCCAAGCTCCCTTACTTTGACATCATGTGGAAATATATGGGTGCTATATTCATAACCTTTATTTTTTAAAATATCAGCATAATGGTCAAGACCAAATCCACTATTCTCATAGTAATCAATTAATCTTATTTCACCTTTATATTTTTGAACAAACCATATTGCAGTTTGGTCATTCATACCCAAATCAAACCAAGTTTCTACATCCAAATCTTCATCATAAAGATTAGGCACCATTCTTTTCTCTTTTGCTAAATCTTCTATTATAGCTCCATAATAACTCCCATTTATTGCTGCATTGAAACTTACTTCAAATTCTTGATTATAGAGGTCATTTGACATTACCTCTTTTGCAGCTTGTAATTCTTCGTCTGCCAAGATTCCTGTTTCACTTGCTTTATAACTACAAGCATACCAAGTAGGATTTTTTATTGCTCTTTGGTACATTTGGTAAAATTGATTTTGACCTTTTGGTGTTCCAATAAAGATACAAAATCCTCTTTTGGGATCACCCACTCTAGCTCTATCTGCTAAGGCTGGTCTAATAATTTCTGGAAATATTGTTGGTTTAATATTTTGAAATTCATCCATTACGCAGCCATCAAGTGAAATGCCTCTTATGGCTTGGTCGTTATCAGCCCCCAAAATTGTAATCCTTGCACCATTTGGTAAATCACATCTTAATTCTGATTCATTAAATTTAGTGCCAGGTATCTTTGCTGCAAATTGTTTAATATAGTCCCATGCAGTTGCTTTGCCTTGCAACCGAAACGGAGAAATAAATACATATCTAGGATTAGGTAAAGGGTTTTGTAAAGCACTTCTTAATAAGTGATTTATTGCACAGACTGTTTTTCCTCCCCTACGATGTATTACGCAGACACTAAACCTATGTTTATCTATTTGTTCATGTAGTATCTTTTGTAAAGCTCTAGGCTTGTAAGGTATAACTATATTCGGCATTTTTAAAAAAAACTAATGTAGAGTAATATTTTCAGATAAAGAAACAGGCTCTATGCCAAGATCATCCATGATCTGATAAGAAAAATTATCACATTCTTTTAAATCTTTAAAACCATCAAAATGTACGATCACACTCTTAGTGGACTCCATTACATAGACGACAGATGTATAACCAATTTTT